AACCGACAATGACCGTATCAAGGAGTGGCGGGACCAGATAGACGAGATCAATAACACCATAGCGGATAACAAGGAGGCCGGCAAGGACGCCATTTTCGGTAGTGACATAAAATCGGCGATCGACGATTTCGCCAACGCTTACGCTGACGCGTGGGCCGCCGGGGAGGACAAGGCGCAATCGGCCAAGGATCTCGTGAGGAAGATGATAAGGAACATGGTGACGGAGTCGATCAAGGCGGCAGCGTCCGATCCCATGAAAGCCATACGAGAGAAATTGCTCGAGTTCTGGTCCGACGATTATATCAGCGACTGGGAACAGGATTATCTGGATCGGAAGGCGCAGGAGCTGGCCGACGACCTCGACCGTAAGTTTGGTTGGGCCGACAAATATTTCAATACCGGTAACGCGGTAGAGGAGGACGACGGGCGTACGGCCTCGTCCAAGGGCGTTGGTTCCATCTCCCAGGACTCCGCGGACGTCATAGACGGTAAGATGTCGACCCAACTTATATTTTTAGATAGGACGTTGGTGCAAGTGACGGGTATAGCCGATCAGATGCGCTTCATCTACGACCTCCAGACAAGAGGCTGGAAGAACGTGGAGGCGATCAAGGACCTGTCCGGGAAGGTGTCGGAGAACACGGCCAAGGTTGCGGAGATCTCCGGACGTATAGAGGCTCTATCCGAAAAGATAGAGGCCAATACCAAGTCGGCGGCCTCCGGTATAAAGACTATTAACGACAAGGGTATATTAATGAGATCAAGATAATGATGGAGACGGTTAACGACATAATCAAATCGGCCCTCTCGCTCGGGGCATGCAGTGGTTCTAACGGGGTGACGGACTGGAGAAGCCTCGTGTGGCTGTTCTTCAGCCCGCAGGGGCGTGAGTTTTGCGCGGAGAATGATTTCCCGTCGCTAGACATGTTCCGTGGCATGGCCGGTCACGTGATGCCCTACGGGGTGTACGTTGACTCCGGCCACGTGGACGTAACCAATCCCGGCAATATCGCCGTGATAGGTGATACGGATGCGGTGATAACGATAGACGATAACGAGCGTGTTCACAAGGTGATCCTCATGCACGGCGGCAAGGCTAGGGTCGTGGCGAGCGACTACGCCGTGATCCTGCTGGTGAATATCGGGGGAGAGGTTGAGATAAACAAGGATAATACCGTGGTGATCTTATGAGGGGTGAGTTATACATAGACGGCAAGGACGCCTACACCGATTTCGGCGTATGGATCACGGAGGGAGGTTACGACGGCCTCCTGCCTTTCCCCGAGCTGGTGGAGCCGGACAGGAACGACTGGCCGGACGAGGACGGTATCGAGCCGGACTTGGAAAAGCCCACCTTGAAACCACGGGAGCTCAACATCACGTTCGTCCGCAGCGTGGAGGGAAGATCCGCCGGCGATCTTGTCGAGCACCTATCGAAGCCCGGGTATCATGCCTTCCGCGTCCCCTCGCTGGGTAGGGAGTGGAGCTTGCGGCTCATCCAGAGCCCGGCGTATGAGGATTGGGACATGTTGGAGGCCTTCACGTTACGTTTCGCTGAGGACCGGCCCGTAAGACCCTCTTCCGTGGCGATCCCGGAGGGTGGAGGCTGGTACGTCCCACTCTCCGAGTACGAGCTTGACGGCGTGCCCCTGGACCGGTACGGCGTGATGGTGACGGAGGGTCGTGACGAGATCATGAGATCCCCGACCGTGAAGACTAACTTGTCCCGTACGGTACTGGATGTTGACGGCAGGATATATGATACGGAAAACGTCGTTTTCAACAGCAAGGAGGTCACGCTTAAATGCTGCCTGATCGCCGGCTCAATGACGGCGTTCTGGAACTGTTACGACGCCCTGCTCCACGCCTTGATCCAACCGGGCGAGCGTTCGTTGTACGTGGATTACAACGTGGAGGAATACCCCTGCTATTACAAGAGGACATCCGGATGGAAACTGGAGAGCCTCCGTGGGCGTGTGGTGGTGACATTCAACCTCACGCTGGAGTTCACGGTGTTCCGTCTTGGCGGGACGGACTACCTGCTGGCCACGGAGGATGGTGACCTTATCGTCACGGAGGATGGAGAGTATTACATAGACCTGGGAACATATGAGAACTAAGAAAAAGAAAATATCGGAGCTCACGCTGGCCGACAGCCTTACCGGTCTGTACACGATCGGTTGTAAGGTTATAAGTGGTATGCAAACCAGCGTGAAGGTGAGCCTCGAGGTGATCCAGAAGGCTTACGAGGACATGCTTACGGAGATAAGGAACGCCCGTGACGCCGCCAAGGCGGCTAATACGGCGGCCGCTTCCGCTAATACAGCCGCCGGCCGTGCGGAGACCGCCGCCGAAACGGCCCTGGCGACCAATCAGGTTATTACCAAGGCGGAAACCGGGCGTGTTAAAGCCGAGCAGGGGCGTGTCGAGGCGGAGAAAGCGAGGAAGGAGGCTGAATCATTCCGGGGCGAGGCGGAGGACTTGCGTGAGACTGCGGAGCAAGAACGGGCGACAGCCGAACAATCACGTGTGGAGGCGGAGACCCGGCGGGATACGGCGGAAGCCAAGCGTATTGAGTCTGAGACCGCTCGTACGGAGTCTGAGGCTATCCGTCAGCGGCAAGAGGACGGACGGGTGGCGGAAGAAAGCAAAAGGGTTGAGGCCGAGAAACTCCGATCCGTGGCCGAGGCCCTGCGTGACCGGTCGGAACAGGAACGTACCCGGCAGGAGGAGACGAGAGTAAAGGCCGAGGGATCACGTGACTCCGCCGAACAGGAACGGATGACGAACGAGAGGAAACGTGTTGAAGAGGAAGCCGCCCGAAAGGAGGAGGAGTCGAAACGCGTACAGTCGGAACGGGAACGTGCCGAGGCGGAGACCGTTAGGGAAACCGCGGAGGGCTTGCGTGAGACGGCAGAGCGAGCCCGCAAGACGGCGGAAGGGATGCGTGAGCAACAGGAAACGTCCCGGCAGGAGAATACGGCCGTAGCCGTTGCAAACGCCGAGGCCGCCACCCAAGACGCGAATGACGCGGCCGATCGGGCCAACGCCGCCGCAGAGGCGGCCGAGGGAGTCGTCAGTGGGCTACAACCCGACTGGAACATTTCCGACCCTGTCAATAAGAACTACATCAAGAACAAACCGGAGATTCCGACGCTGGACATGGTACCGACCGCTGATACATTGAGCTATGTCAATATCGACGGTACAACCATCAACTTCCGTATCGGCGATGAAGTGCGTGTGTTGGAGAATGGCGAATATGTATTCTATCGGCTTTATGATCTTGCGGATGGTATAGCATCTTGGCAGGAATCTGGCGGCGGTACGGCCTTACCCGGTAATGTCTATCTGACAGGAGCAAACTATTACAATGACTCAGTACGAACGATAAAACAAGGATATTTAAGCCATGAGTAAGAAAGGAGCATTCATATATCAGCAGGTCGAGCTAACGACGGCCGAATGGATGGATAATACGACCATTTATCCGCCATCAGTCTGGTTATTTGAACGTTTGGGAAACGGTAAATTCAACATGAAGTTGGCCGATGGTGTGCATGCGTTCGCGGAATTGCCGGCAGTCATGCAGGACGTAAAGGTAACGGTCAAGCAAAACGATGGGACCACCTACATCCTGACGATCACGACGGCGGAAGGAGAGTTTGATACGCCTAACCTTAAAGGGACCGCTGCGCCCGTCCCCTCGATCGATCCGGCAACCAAGCATTGGAAAATAGGAGATGAGGATACCGGCGTGGTAGCCGAGGGAAAAGACGGGGCGACTTATGACGATACGGAGATACAGGCCGCGCTCTCCACTTTACAGAAACAAGTCGATACGCTCGTTTCCGGTAACGCCTCCAATGCGATCGAGTCGTTTAATGAGATTATCGCTTTCCTCTCCAGCGTGGAGGACAGCCAGACGTTGCAAGGTATTCTCGCCGGGCTTAGCCAGAATATCGCGAACGTCCAGAAAGCGATACCTACCAAGCTCTCCCAGCTACAGAACGACGACCATACGGTCAAGGACGCCAAGTACGTCCATACGGATAATAACTACACCGCCTCGGAGAGACAGAAACTGGCGGGGGTGGCCGAGAACGCCAACAACTACTCGCTCCCGTCAGCGACGGCCGAGAGGTTGGGTGGTATCAAGACGGGTTACGCCAACTCGGGTAAGAACTACAAGATACAGCTGGACTCCCAAGGCAACGCTTACGTTAATGTACCATGGACAGATAATAACACTACATACGCTCAAGCTACTAGTGATAAGCTTGGTCTTGTCAAGATCGGGTATTCGACCAATGGTAAGAACTATCCGGTATCTCTTGATAGCGGCGGTAAGATGTATGTGAACGTGCCTTGGACGGACACCAATACCACCTACTCCAACATGGGGGCCGCTACCGCCAACGCCGCGGGTAAGGCCGGATTGGTCCCAGCCCCGGGAGCCGGTAAACAAACATCGTTTCTTCGTGGAGATGGTACGTGGGTGGTTCCGACGAATACCACATACGCCAAGGCCAACACCACTACCCTTGGATTGGTGATGATCGGATATGCCAAGAATGGCAAGAATTATCCGGTGGAATTGGATGGTAGCGGAAAGATGTTCGTCAACGTGCCTTGGACGGATACTAATACAACGTATGGTGTTGTAGGAGCTAACGGATCCACGGGGTTGGTCAAGAACGGCAGTACCGTTACAAGCGCCTCAGGTTATACGGCTTGTCCTATTGTAGGTGGTGTCCCTTATTTTAAGGACTCCTACACAAGCGCGGAGAGGCAGAAGGTGGCGGACTCGTTAAGGTTGAAGGAGTACGCCGACGTGTCGGATCTCGGCAAGCTGCCCGCCACCCCGTATAACCTGCGTTACGTCTATACCGCCGCCACGCCCAAGGCGATCGCCTTCGCCAACGTGGGGAGCGTGCCGGAGATGCAGGAGTTCTACTTGTCGGTCAAGAACAATACCTCGTCCAAGATCACCCAGCCGATCCCTAACGGTTCCGGCTGGCAGAGCGAGGAGACGAGCTTGGAGATCGAGGCCGGCAAGACGGCCGGGATAAGTATCAAGAAGGAACACGGCGTGATGGTGGTAAGGGTTTAAGGAGGAGAAGACATGAGAAGAAGAATGATGGGAAAAAGTGATAAGTACCCGAACGGGGTCTATATCCTGCGCATGGACGGCAAGCTATATACCCGCTCCGAGTGGAGCACTGCTTGGAACGACGAGGCGGTGGGCGTGGCCTTAAAGACGGACAACTGCCGTTTCGTGATTTCGTTAGTAGATTACGACAAGACCATGTGGAGCAAAAAAGGGGCTAGTGATAAAATACCTGGAGTAACGAGCACATCGGATGTACCGACTGCCAAAACGGACTACAAGGGCATAGAAAATTCCGCCGCTATTATATCTTTCTATGGAGCGGGAACTGATTACGCCGCAGGTTTGTGTGCTGAGCATACGTTTAAGAATGGCCAAAAAGGGTATTTGGGAGCCTGTGGCGAATGGCAGGAGGCGTTTAATAATAAGGATGAAATAAACGCTTGTATGTCCTTGGTTAGATGTGATGCTATAGCGGGAGATGAATATTATTGGGTTAGTACACAGTGGAGCGATCCATTTGCTTTTGTAATACGTTGGAATGACGAATACATATCAGCTCATAGCAAGTCTTGGGAATATCACTTACGCCCTTTCGCCCCGTTGGAAGACAATAATTTAATTTAAGAAGAAGATAATGGTATGATATACATACAGCAAGACATCCGATTTTGGAACGTGGAAGAGCAGCTTCCCGGCTCCTACCTCGTGAGCGAGGACATAGAGCAGTACCATAACGGCGCCTACCTTTTGCTCAACGCCGAGCAAGAGCGGTACCATAACGACCATCCGGAGGCCACCCCGTTGGAGTGTTGGAACATGGCCCCCGAGCCGGATCCGGAACCCACGCCGGAAGAGTTGCTTTGGCGTGCCCGTGACGCTAAGCGGAAGGAAATCTACGACAAAGACATCCATCATTATTATATTGATGAACAGGACGCATATGTCTCGAACACCCTGCAAGTGAAGGATAAGTGTGGCCGGCAGGAAGAAGTCGAAGTAGGCGGTCATCTTTACGCCTCGAATATCTTAACGGTTGCTCTTGACGAAATAGCGGACTATTCGGAGCAATGCGGCAAGGTGACAGACAGCTTGCTATCCCGTATCGATGCCGCCCAAACAGCCGAGGAGGTCGAAGCTATCGTGGTGCAAGGCTATCCTGAAATGATCCATACAACAACGGCAGCCTTGCAAACTAAAGCAGATAAGGCAATCGCTAAATCCCCGGAAGCGCAGGCAGTGACCTTTGCCCGTGCGATGATGAACAGCGTGTCTCTCACAGCCAGCCAAGCGTTGGAGATGCAGGTCTTATTCCCCATTTGGGGTGAGAAAGATGCGGAGTTTGGCAAGGAAGTTGAAATAGGCTTCCGGCTTCGAGTAGTGGAAGGAGAAAGCGACACTTTGTTTGAAGTGATACAAAAGCACAAGCTGCAAGCCGATTGGAAACCGGGCATAGAAACTGCTTCACTGTATAAGATCGTTGAAGCTGAGCACGCAGGCACGCTTGATGATCCTATTCCATACGTGCAGGGTATGGCATTCGAGAAAGACAAATATTATGAACAATACGGTGTGATCTATCTCTGCATTCTGACGACCGTTACAGGTTATCCGAATGACCTGAAAGACTTGCCCACAATCGTACAGGAGGTAAAGCGATGAGACAGTATGTGTTATTAAAAGTTAACGGGGGGGTGGGGTAAATCACCTCATTATAAATATGTTACGGCCTCTTACTTTGATAAGGAAGGAGGCCGCCAATGATACGATCGATGATGGGACAGAGAAAGATGGATAGACATACGGTCTTGCTCATGAGGTTCGAGAATAGCCTTAGCGTGGAGGGAAGCGCCCCGTATAAAGGTAATGGCATAGATGGAGGTGGCTCTTTCGTGAGCGGGAGGTTCGGTCGTGGATACCAATTCAATGGCGGGTATGGCATGATGGACACGAAAAAGGTCCTTCCGGATTATATGGGTGACACGTCTGCGGAGTGGACGATAGACTTTTGGTTTAAGTTGCTGACTCACGATAGTGGCTGCTGCGTTGGGCATGAATGGTTTAATGGGCTATTCTACTTTGGCGTGATTGGGGATAGCAGGACTTATTTCGCCATAAGTAAAGGCTCTTACGGGGGGGGCAGGTTCCAACAGGTGGATGATTGGTGGCATATAGCCATAACCAAGCGCAATGATGTTGGATTCTCGTTTTATATAAACGGGAAAAAGGAGTTCGAACGTAATGTTTATCAAAACGCCACCTTACGCTCGTATAACATAGATTTTGCGAGACAAAGGGATGGAAATGACAGGCCTCGTTTCGTGATCGATAATTTTAGGATAAGTGACATAGCCAGATGGACAGCGGATTTTGACGTGTCCACGGTATAGTAATAACGATTAAAATGTAATGATATGATTTGGTTAGTGATTCTTTCGATTGCTGTTATCGCCTCCTACACGGCGGCAGTGTGTATTAAACAAAAGGGTGTCCCGGCTTCGATCTCGGCAACCTTTTACAGGCTGGAGCATAAGAACTGGTTCATGGCGACCATGTGGATGACAGCCGGGCTGCTGATGCCGGCTATCTTGGAGGTATCTAGGCCGGACACCGAGTTCCTGGCGTTCCTCGCCTGCGCCGGCATGTTCCTTGTCGGTGCCGCCCCCAACTTCAAGGAGGATTTCGAGGGGGATATCCACGAGTTAGGGGCCATATGCTGTATTGTGGGCTCACAATTATGGGTGATGTTCAACTGCCCGTGGTGTCTGCTGGTATGGGTGGCCTGCCTTGTCTATACGGTCGTGATGATGACCCGTCACGTGTCGGATAGCGTTATCGCGGATTTCTACAGGACGAAGCCTATGTTCTGGGTGGAGATCGCCGCTTTGCTGGCTACCTATATGAGTGTGTTTATCTTGATTTAATCGCTGTTTAAACGATGGTTATTTACAATCAGGCAGGAGACGTTTTACTTGACATCCCGGTGGACGATGACAGCTATCGTTACCGGGCGATAGCGCAAGCGAAGAAGGTGGGGCTGCGTTACTCCCTCGTGGATCACGTGGAGCTGCCCACCGGGGCGTATATCGAGTACCAGGGGGAAAGGTACACGCTGTGGTATCCCTCCGATTTCAAGAAGGAGGGAACGAGGATCTTCGACTATACCGTTACCTTCGGCGGCAACGAGGAGGTCCTGAAGAAGTACAAATACAAGTTGCTCTCCGATAAGCCCTACAAGCTAAAGTTCGTCATGACGGCCACTCCGAGGATGTTCGTGGAGTTGTTGGTTGACAATCTCAATCTCTATGACTCCGGCTGGACGGTCGGCACGGTGATCGAGGCCCCGGAGAAACTGCTGTCGTTCAACCATGAGAAATGCTGGGCTGCATTGGGGCGTTTGGCCGAGGAGTTCGACACGGAGTTCGAGATCGTGGGCAAAACTATCAACCTCCGCAAGGTGGAGTATTACAAGGACGCTCCTCTAAAGCTATCCTACGGAAAAGGTAACGGATTCCTTCCCGGTGTAGGTCGTGCGAACCAAGGCGACAACCTCCCCGTTGAGATCCTTTACGTGCAAGGTGGCGAGCGGAATATCGATTACTCGGCCTATGGAAGCCAGACATTGTTGTTACCCAAGTCACAGGAGCTGGAGTACCAAGGCCGACGGTACAAGACCGATCCGGATGGGATGTATGTCACTCGCGCGGACAGGCCCCTTTCCTCTTATAATGAGGACAGCTACGACGCCAGCGATATATATCCATCCCGGGTCGGTACGGTGAGCAAGACCGATACGGAGCCGGGCGAAGACACGGACGGGAACGATGTCACGTTCTATGATTTCTACGACTCGTCAATTCCAGATAACCTTAATTTCGAGGATTGCCTGATCGCTGGCCAGACCATGACGGTTATTTTCCAGACAGGCCGTCTGGCGGGCCGTGAGTTCGACGTAAAGTACATACATGACGGTCGTAAGTTCGAGATCGTACCGGCTGAGCAGGACGGCATGGATCTTCCCAACTCGTCCCTGTATCCGGAGGTGGGAGACAAGTACGCCGTCTTTAACATATCCCTTCCCACAGCCTACGTATGCGACAACGCCACCAAGACCGGGGCGAGCTGGGACATGTTCCGGGAGGCGGTACGCTACCTTTACGAGCGTGAGGAGCGGCAATTCACGTTCATCGGAGAGCTGGACGGCATATGGGCCAAGAAGAATTGGTTGGCGATCGGCGCCAAGCTGGTACCCGGCGGTTATGTTGATTTCAGCGATCCCCAGTTCCAGCCGGACGGTATCCTGATCCGGATCACCGGGGTGAGGGATCACATTAATAGGCCCCACAGTCCGGAGCTTGAGCTATCCAACACGCCGGTAGGCGGTTTCCTGTCCGATGAGTTGGGCAAGCTGGAGAGCGAGGAGGTCGTTAATGACAAGAGGTATAAGGAAGCGTTACAGTTTACCAAGCGCCGTTACCGTGACGCTATCGAGGCGCAAGAGATGCTGGAAGTGGCCTTCGATAATTACTCCAAGGGCATAGACCCGATATGGGTACGTACCATGTCGCTCTTGGTGGGTGATGAGTCCCTGCAATTCCGTTTCGTCAACAGCAAGACCGCTCCTGTGACCGTCATGCCCGATTTCAGGTATGATGACAACACCGGGGTGTTTACCGCCCCGGCTTTGATCTTGCAGCACATGACGCTGGGCATCAGTGATATCAAGGAGTCCCATAAGCCTTCCGAATACCAGTATTGGGATATGGGGGCGTATACGAGTCCCTACTTGGGGGATTACGGGAAACTCTATCTCTATGCGAAGTGCGGCAAGAGCGGTGGGAAGGGGACGTTCGAGATGTCCGGGAGCCCTCATAAGTTCGAGGAGGATGGGTACTATTATTTCTTGACCGGTTTATTGGGGAGCCAGTTTGACGGGGTCCGTTCCTTCGTTACCGTGTACGGTTTCACGGAGATACTCCCCGGCCGGGTGACGGTGGATAGGATTGTCTCGACGGATGGTAATACCTATTTCATACTGAATAAGGGGGATGGCTCTGGCGAGTTTCATGGGCGTATGGTCTTTACCGCCGGTTCGGGGCTGAAAAACCTTGATGAGTGGCCGGAATTGGATCAGTCTATCAAGGAGGCCAAGAAATCCGTGGAGGACCTGAACTATTACGTGGACGGGGCGTTCAAGGATGGTATAGTCACGGAGACGGAGGCCGTAGCGATCGAGAAATACCTGAATACGGTCAATGTTTCCAAGGCCGAGGTCGAGGCCACTTATAAAAAATTATATGAGAATACCTATCTCTCCGGCCCGGCCAAGACCGGGCTTTTGAACGCGAAGGTGACATTGTTCGGGGCGATTGACAACCTATTGTCCTCCATCAATACCGCTATCGTTGACGGCAAGGCGACAGAGGCCGAGAAAAAAGACGTTGACGCCAAGTTCACGGCCTTCAATACCGCCATGTCCTCTTTTAACACAGCCGTAGAGGCCGCAAACAAGGCTATTCAAGATACGCTGAAAGGGTATTCAGATACAGCCATGAAAAAGGCGCAGGACGCTCTTAGCGAGGCGGAAAATGCCAGTAACGCTGCCAATAACGCCCAAGGATCGGCTAACGATGCCCAGAGCATGGCCAATGACAAGGCGAAGGTGTTCTACCAATCCACGGCCCCGAGATCGGGAATGCGGAAGAACGATCTTTGGGTAGACGGCGTGAATATCTATCGCTATGATGGTGAAGGGTGGGTTTTCGCCTCCGAGTACGACTGCACGATTACCGAGATCAATGGCGGCCTCGTGTCCACGGGGGCGATAGCGTTCGGTAATACCGGGGGCATGGCCGCTAGCGGTACCGTAAGGATATGGTCCGGAGGGAACTCCGGGGCGAACGGGGAGCCTCCCGCTTCCCCGACATTCAAGGTGCTCAGTGACGGCAAGGTATATGGCAGCAACTCCATCATGTGCATGAACCGTAATTACGAGGTCTCATGCGGTTTCGCCAGTGACGGTAATAGCGGTGGCGATATCTCGAACCTTGATCCGGGATCTGTCCGTATATGGGTCGGCAGCACTTACGAGCGAAGGGATGAAGCCCCTTTCCGGGTCGGGCTAAGCGGTTTGGTGGCCGCTAGCGGGTTGATGCTCTCCAAGCGACATTATATGTATAACGGGGCGTTGGCCATCCACAACGACGGACAAGTCACGCTAAGATCGGTAGATACTGATAATGGTGGTAACCACCTGCGTAATGTCATAATGCAGACGTATCCGAATTACGTGAACTCGGTACTTGATCTGACCGATATATTAGACTCCGCTACGGCGATGAGTGTCCCGCCTATCTTGACATTGAGGTGTGGGCGTTCCGCTTATACCAATTATCCGAGGATATGGATTAATTGCGTGCATAAGGCTGGTTGGGGTTCCGCTTTCCGGGTCGAGTCCCGGTATTTTAATGACGATGGTGCCATGGAGAGAACTGTCATTAATGTCGGCTCCATGATGACACACGTGCAATTGGGGGCGTTAAGCTCTTCGCCCGAGCTATATCCTGTTTACTATGATAACAAAACAGGTTATTTATGTATGAAATACTAATAAAAAAAATAACAGATATGAAATTGACATTGAAAGACAGGGTATTAATACTCAATAACGTGCTGCCGATGTACGACAATCGCAAAAATATCGGCTTGAAAATATCTATCTCCGGCAAGGTCCAGCTATTGGATTCGGAGCGGAAGGAAGTGGTTATGACCCCTGTTGGTAACGGGGAATACGAGATCTCGTTCAAGACCGTGGACGCCATGACAGGGGTCAAGTCCTTTGATTTCACGGACGATGAGTTATGGTACCTGAAACAGCGGGTGGATTACCTTGATCGGCAGGGGATGTTCTCCGCCGAGACGATCGATTCTTATTCCAAGATACTCGACCAGCCTTTTTCCGGGGAGGAATACCAAGATAGATGGAATGAGCTAAAGGGAATAGATCCTATCGCTTAACGGGATATAAGCCTTTATCGGGGGCGGGCAAATAAAAGCCCCCGTATATATTAAAAGAAAACGAGTTATGGGAGTTGATTTGAATACGATA